ATCCAGTCGTGTACGAATGGCGTCAAACGTCGGCTGTAGGTACCGCTCCCACACCGATGTGACCAGGTCGCGCACGCCCAGCCAGTTCTGTTCCCATGCTCGGTACAACACGAAAGCGGCCCCGGTAATCAACATCAACTTGAGAACCACAGGGCTTGCCAATAACGCCATGCCTTTAGCGAATAATATCAACACCTGCACGGCCTTGGCTATTGCCGAACCAAACAGGGCAATCGCTGTCACGCCGCCTAATACTGCAGTGGCCAAAAAACCGACGCGGACAATGTTATTTTTCATTTCATCGTCCAAATCCGCGAACCACTGTATTCCTTGCCGTACCCAGCCGATTAGAATTGAGAAGGGCTGCAAAAGTCGGTTCCCGAACTCTTCACCTAGGTTTCTAGCGTCTGCCGACAAACCTCTCATCTGGTTTTGATATGAATCCTGCGTCCTTATCGCGTCGCCTTGGGCGTCTCTTGTGCTTTCTAAAATGAGGTTAAACCTTGCCTGTGCCTTCGTGGCTTCGTCTAACTCATCCCAAGTCTTGCGAATCCCCATTCGACGGACTTCTTCCATCAGCGTAGTCTGATTCAATACAATCCCGTACTGCTGGACGGCCCGGTGGCTTCCTACAAGCGCGCTGTTGAAATCTCGTATAACCTTCTCATCTGCCACGTTGTTGAAACTTGCCACGTCGACAGCTAACTCGGTCAATTCTTTTGTCAGTCCTGCGGCTTCGTCTCGGGCCATCCCTAGGGGAACAAACGTGTCTTGAATCGACGCCATCCAATCTTTAACATCACGGTCGGCCCGCCCGACGGAACCGGCGAATTCTTCCGCCCACTCGTTGGTCTCTCTCGCCATACCTCGGAAAACGACGTTGAACTTGCTCTGTGTCTCTTCCGCTTGCGAAGCCAACCTTGTCAGACTGAACCCGGCCGCAGCGAGACCCGTGGCCAAACCGCCCGTGACGGTGGCAAAACGCCTTAAGTCTCGACTTGCGTTCCTCGCCGTGCGATTAAAGCGGTCAAGCTGCTGCTGTACCGTGCGCGTATTGCGTCCGAAATGATTAAGCTGCCGCTTTGAGGCACTCATATTACGCTGGAATCGGGCCGTGTTTGCTGTCAAATCTACGACTAAGGCTCCGATTGTTGCCATTTTTTGCCTCCTTTCTTCGCACCGAACGCTTTAGCCATGGCCTCGGCCGCTGCCATCTGCTCTTCTTCGGTTTGTTCTTTCTTGTTAAAGTCAACCATGAAATCTTTGGGTTTGTACGTCTTGCCTTTCTTCTGCCTGTGGGCATTGGCAATCGTTGAGGAAACAATCCCCGCTCTTAGGTCTGCTCGCTCTTCGCCCGAAGGCTCCATCGCCAAGAATGCCGACCACTCGGAGAGTTCCCTGCTCGTATGACACTCTAAAACCTGCGACGGGGGCATTCCCAAAAGAACGCTTAGTCGAAAGACGAACTTTCGGAAATCGTTTCTTCGGAGTTTCCCGTTAAATCGTCCATATCATCTTTGCTAATACCGCTCAAGTCTTGTGCGACACTGAAAATCCGGTCTAGTGCCTTCGAACTCTTATTCCCCAAAGCCAGAACGTCTCCACTTTGGAAAATCTTGTTCCCTTCCTCATCTACGGTGCATAGAACGACCAACTTGGCTCGGGCGTTCTTCATATTCATCTTCGTGGACGTGCCCTTTTGACTTACAATCGAAGCCTCGTAATCGTCTCTTTCCTTACCCGTCATGCCTCGAACATACACGCCGCCGCCCCATTCAGGGATTTCAACGTACTTCTTATTAACGTCTTGTGCACTCAAAATCGCATCTCTATTTAGCATGTCAGCCTCCTGTTTGTAAAAGAGGGCGGTTTCCCGCCCCCTAATTTACGATACGCCAAACGATGGATCGCCGGTTGCCCGCAGTGTAATATTAGCGGACAACAGACCGTCTGGTGTAATTTCGCCCAACTCGAACCCGATGACGTATGCTGCAAACTCATAATAATCTTCCGCTTCCGTCGGAAATACAATCCTGTAATTCCTTATTTGCCGCGCGTTCATATCGTCCCGGAAGGACGTCTGATCAGTATCGTCCGGGTCAAAGTTAAACGTGAGTGTCGCCTCGCCATTACGAAGAATAGTCGGCACAATCTCTTCTCGCCCGTCCGGGCTGTCTAGTGTCGTTGCGTCTTCCGTGTCCATTGTGCTGTCGGGCGGGTTAATGCTGGTGATATTGCCAATAGCGGTAAAAACCTCTGGCGATTCACCGTCACCCCGCTCGAATAGGGTTCCAATGCCCCATAGTGCCATCAAAATCACTCCTTTTTAATACATAGCAAAAAAGTCGACATCTGCGCGATATCGACCCGTTTCATGCTCGAAATTTTCCCTTGCGTCCGCTTGCAAGACAGCTATCTTGCCTCGAAAATAGTCAAGTGATTCCTTAAGATGCATTGCCATCTGCCGGACTTCTGCGTAATCCTCCGCATAAGCGGAGAATTGAAACCGTGGGTTGCTCGCCCCTTCTTCGGTCAAACCTAACGTCCTTGGAGTGCTTATCCTCTGATACACAATCGCTGGAACGTCTTCGTGCTGTGGTATAGCTAAAGGAAAGAGGCGGTGTCCAATGATTCTCTTCAACTTTTCGTCCGCCATCAGGTGTTTAACAAGTTCGCGCTCAACGTCCACGCTCCGCCGCCTCCCTTACTAGCTCGGTATATAACGCCGCCCGCAGTATATCGACGGCCTCTTGCTTCGTCTCATCCATGGCGGGGCGGAGGAAGGGCTGCGCCGGCATCCGTGATGTGCCCACCTCAAGAAATCCGCCGTAGTGGGCACGAGGCGCGGGGCCAATTTCCACCGTTACGATTCTCCCCCGCGCCTGCCCGAACTTGGATCGGATAGCTCTCTTTAGCTTCCCCGTTTTATACGGGGCTTTATTGCGGGCTTCCTGTACAATCACTTCCGCCCCCGCCTTGGTCGCTTTACGCAACGCCCGGCCTTCGGCTGCCTTGTTCACGTTCTTTAGTGCGCGCTCCAATTGCTTATCACCCGTCAGATTAAACGAAGTTTCCACGCCGTCACACCCTTACTGCGGCAACCTCAACATCGTTTGTTTCATCGTAATCGACCAACACATCACCTTCAAAATCGCCTTCGGTCTGTGTGTAAATTCTGCGGTCGAATTTGCCAATCGCCATATACGAATTTTCCCCGACAGTGACAACTCTGTCAGCCAACTCAAGCCCCTCACGTTCATAAGGGGTCTTAATTGTGACGTCGACTGCTTGTTCGGCGGTCTTCACCAGCAAAATCGTTTTTTCGTCGTTTTCAAAGTGGTGCCCGTCACCTGCGGCTGCAACAAAGGAAGGTTCGACACCCTCGACGCTCAAAACATCAACGCTTAACTCTTCGCGCGCCATGCTATTACCTCCTTATTTCTTTCGCCATGACCTCAACTTCAAAACCTCTTTCGTCAACGTCAAAGCAGTGCTGAATTTCAAAAATCCGGTCATCGACCCATATCACTTGTGTCGGGTCAATCTCTTTATACAGGTGTCGGATTCTGTGCGTGACTTCGCTGTGTAACTGTGCGCTTTCGTAATACTCCCGTCCCCGAATCGGCTCCACCGACGCCCAAACGGTTTCCTTTTCTAGCTCTTCGTAATCGTATCCGGGGTCGTTCGGGTCAGTGACAGGAAGCCAATATTCCACCTCTTCATTGTAATGGCCCTGTTTGGTGTACTTGGTGAGATACGTAATCCTCTTGTCCATCTTGCTCGCCGTCATTCTTTTTGGCTTTTCTCTCACGCGTTCCACCGCCTATCGGGGGCCAAAAGCCAGTAGAATTGAGGCGGGGGTTCGCTGCCCTCGGCTTCTCTGTTGTAATACCGGTATGTCACGTAAGTCAACAAAGCATCTTTGACCGTTTTGGGCACGTCTTCGGCTGTCCCATGCCCAGCTTTATACCTAACCACAACAGCGTTCATCGGGCGTAACTCAACATCGGGCCATTCCTTGCCTTTCTTTAGCGCAATCCGCCCTGAATCGACATCGACGTAATAATCTGCATTGTCTACTTCGTGCGGTTCTTCGTCCTCATCGTAGAATGTTATCGAATCAACCTCTATGATTGGCGGTAATGTCAACTCAAATTGACGGGGCGGGCAGGTATCAAAAAGGGCTTCCATCGTCCGCTTCACGAATGAACGGTTTTGGTAGCCCTCTGCCATGATTCTCCCACTCTCAATCCATAAATCAATCAGCGCATCTTCTAAATCAGTCCCAACCCTAGTGTGCAGCTTCGCCGTTTCCGCCGTTATCGGCTCTTCGGTCGGGGGCGTCACCACTCGTGTTCTCATCCTTTGCCGGCCTCCCCCGCTTTCTCTCTGCCAATCCAACACCAATTAGGCGAGAAGCCAAAGGTTCATCAACATCGACCGTCTCCCCCTTGTCCCTTACCTCGCCACCTACCGCAACCTTGCATTTAAGTTTAAGTCGCATCAGTCTCCCTCGTTACCCTCATCAACGCCGGTAATGATACCGTTTGTAATAGTAAACGTGGTGCCATCAATTTCGACAGTCTCCGTGACGCCCGCCTCAATGTCAACGCCGTCCGGGGATAATGTCAACAGGTCATCGCCGGTTCCACGGTCGTAAAAGACTAAGTTTCCACTAACCCACTTTGCGCCAATCTTCATGTCAAAACCTCCTAGTACCGTGTAGGAGCCAGGTAGTACAGAATCCCCGCGGTATTGTCAGCGTCCCCGTCAGCGAGAGTGACAGCCACAAAAGGTTTGTCGTCGTCACACTTGGACGGGTCGACCTGGAAAACGATGATTTGCACAGTGTCGTCACTGTTGTCCATTGTGAAATCGTCGCTGTCGTCCTGCCTTACAAAGTCTGTTCCGTCTTCGGCGTCGGCATTGAGCCAAATGGGGCAATTTACGCCAAAATCCTCCGGGTTGTTGCCCTGCGCGTCGTCCGCCTTCCGAAGCTGAAAAGACGTTGTCGCCGCATCGTCTTTGTCAACGTGTATTACGACGTACATCATATGGTCGGTTGGCTGAATCCACTCCGAAGTCGGATTTCCGTCTGTTGCTGTTGGGGCAAGCCCCGTGACCGGTAGTGCGGTCTGTGGAATGTGTGTCATTATCTGCTCATCCTTTCTTTATACGCGCTCGCCGAGTACCACGAACGGGGACAAGGTGTTTGTTCCCTGTGCCGGTGTAATCGGTTCGTCCCATTTTCCTTGACCGTCAAAGCGATAAATGAAGCGAAGGGCCGTCTCATCGGTCAAGAAACGGACGTGAATGGAAGTTGCTTGGTCAACTCCACCCTTGTCAATGCCCTTATATTGGCTCATATCAGCCAAAATAATGTCGCCTTCGTCCCCTAGTGTCGCTGCCTGCTCAATCGGCACAACCGGGCGTCCGAACAAACGACCATAAGGGCTATCTGCTGCCCCATTAGGCGGCATATAGACCGGTACACCGCCGGTGCCGACAGCCAAGCTCATTGTAAAGAGTTGGGGTTCGATGTCTTGATTGATATACCATACGGCCCTTTGACGCATACGGGCAGGCATCCGAGACCACATGTTGACAATATTTTCGTACACAACGGTGTCTGCCGCCTGTCCTGCTTCGGGGTCAACACTGACCAATGCCGGGCTGTTCAATACGCCCTGTGGCTTGCCTTGCCCATTACCGCGAATGATAGCGTTGGCAATTTCAAAATCCATGTCCTCACGGAACCAGTTCGCGACTTCGGCCGAAAGTGCCCCTGCGTCTTCCAAAAGCTCATTGGTCAAGTAACAAAGACCTGCTAGTTTGTTCAATTCCAACTCAACCTTCCGAAATTCCGGGTTTGAAGGAATCAACGTACCGCGTTCTTCTAACCAGTAGGTCTGAATGCCGCCCCAGCGATTGCCACGTGTCCTGTTGTTGTCGACAACACCGCGATACTTAATGCCGTTTGCATTACCCGTTAGTGTAGTGCGGTCAATGCGGGCCAACAGTGGGCTTTCTTCGTACATTCTTGTCAACATCTCATTAGCCCACGGCTGTTCGACAAAAAATCCGCCTTCGGAAGGTACGGATTCGTTGAGGTTTTTAAACAGGCGTTCGTCTTTGCCTTCGCCGTTGAAATACTGTACAACAGCCTTCAACTGTTCGCCAATGTTTCTAAAGCCCTTTACTTTGTTTTCCGGGCGGACGGGGTTGTTGACAGGTGTCTCTTCCTGTTCTTCCCGCTTCCACAAATTCTCGGCAGCCTCAATTGTCCTTTCCAAATCAGCGATTTCCTGCTCTAGGCCCTCGAACTTGTTATGTTCTTCGGCCTCCAAACCGCGACCCTCTGCCACGGCCTTGTCTAGCAACTCCTTCTGCTGCGCCATTTTTGCCTTTAGCTTTTCCTTTAGTTCCATCTTTTTATCATCCTTTCAATATGCGCGCTCTTCTGCTTAAGCACGTTCAACAACTCTTGCCGCGTTGGGGGCGAACGCAACTCGGGCGGGTTTTCAAACCTCTCCCGCTCGATTTCTAAGCTGTTGAACATTAAAATACCGCCCTTTTGACAGGCGGCAATCTCTCGTTCCTTCTCAATTTCGTCTGCAAAACCGAATTCAACGCATTCTTCGGCAGTCAACCAGCTTTCGTTACCTATCAGCGTCTTAAGCTCGGCTTTATCTAGATTTGTTCGTTCCAAATACGCCTCTTCGATGGAATCTTGTATTTTTTCCAAGTCAGAAGCCATTTTGAGGAAATCGTCGGCATTACCTACCATGACGGTAAACGGTTTATGAATCATCATCATGGCGTTTCGTGGCATCGTCACGGTATCCCCTGCCATAGCCACCACAGAAGCAATACTTGCCGCCAAACCGTCAATATATACATGCACAGTCGCCTTATGACGCTTGAGAATGGAGTGAATCGCCTGCCCTGCGAACACGTCACCGCCTGGACTGTTGATATAAACATTCAAAGTTGATATGTCCCCAAGTGCGTCAAGCTCATCCTTAAACATCTGCGGCGTTACCTCATCGCCCCACCATGAAACCGAAGAAATCTCGCCGTATAAGGAAAGCTCGCCCGCCGAATCCGACACCTTCTGCAGATTCCAAAACTTTTTCGGCATTTTCCCACCCCCTTTCGCAGCGATGCTGTTTTGTGCCCCGTGTTTGTCGAACCACTCTTCAATGACTTCTTTCATTTCTTCTGCAACCTCGGCCCGGTCGGGGTCGTTGTAAACTCTCTGCAAACAGGTTTCCTTGTCCGTGCGCATCAGGACGTATTCAACTTCCACATCGCCGAATTTCGCCTGGAAATCTTCGTCAACCCACGTCGTTATAATCCAAGCATCGTCGACCTCTAACTCTCCGAGTGCGTCAATCACCATTTGGCGTATGTCCACCACTAAGCCAATGAGATTTCGATTTTTATGATGGGGTTTTAGCCCAGATAATGCCTGCATAACCTTGTCAAAGTCGAAAGTTACGCTGTTCTCACTGCGGTTTTCGGCCACATACGTCGATTTGCCGCTAGCCGGAGGCCCCCAAATGACATATATCATTTAGTCACCCCCTTTCCAGCAGTGATTTGATTTCCTTGACCTGTTTATCTGTGACCTCTGTTTGGTAGTATTCGTCGGCTTTTTCGACGGAAATCATGTTCAAGGGCTGCAAATAGCTGTCTCCGCCGTCTATCGGGTTCATGTTTTCCAGCTTCCGAATGTCGTTGATCGACATAATACCCCACTGACGGGCGATAGCATAAGCAGCGTAACGGCTTTGAATGTCTCCACGAAGCAACCCATCCATCTTGAATTCGAGATAATACCCCGCCTGTCGTTGCTGTCGGGTCAATAGTTGGGCGTTCATGGCCTCTTCTGCCCTCTTGTAAATCGGCAGCATGGTATACATCACGAATTCTAAGCTCTGGTGCTCGATATTGTTGTTGGTCGCCCTGGTCAAGTCCTGTAATAGATGTAGTGGGACGCGGTAAATCCTTGCTATATCCTCAATTTGGAACCGTTTCGATTCCAACATCTGCGCGTCCACGGGTTTAATCGAAAAGGGAACGAATTCCAATCCATCTTCAAGCAACATCGGCGTTCCAGAATTCTGCAGACCGGTGTAATTCTCTTTTAGTTCCTTTTTGAGGCGTTTGTAAGCCTCTTCCTTCAGTGCTGACGGATGCTTAAACGCCCCTGTCGATGTCGCCCCGTTTTTATACAGTTGAATGGCAAAAGATTCATAACTCAACCCCAAGCGGATAGCGTTGGACACGTATTCAATCGGGCTTAATCCAATAACACCGTCGAAACTTAGTCCGGGGATGTGCAAAACTTGGTCTCTGGACAGAACTTTGCTTTCCTCACCGTCTCCAATGACGTATTCCAAACGCCCTTCGGCGTTTCTTTGTATCGAAACCGCCGACCACGGATAAGGGTATAAACCGACTAAATCACCTCTGCCGTTAACAAGCCTTTCGCAGATAGCGTTACCGCCTAGGTTTCGTGACGTTTCCAGTGTCTCTTTGAACGAAAAAGGGCTCATTTCTTCGTTCGGTCTGTTGTGCAAAATGTCGTAAACCCTAAGATTATTAACCCTTTCGCGGCCTTCGCCCGTATTCCGGTATAACATAATGGGAGAACTAGCAAAAGTCTCTGCTAATACCTTGACGCAGGAGAAAACGGCCGAATATTTCATGGCCACTTCGCCGTCAGCATGGTAATGGGGCGGTAAATTCGACACTTCTTCACCACTCATAAACTCTCTTAACCATTGCTGGTATGCTGTCTCGTTTTTGTAAGCATGTCGGGCCGCTTTTATCTTATCAATGATTCCCAATTGTTCACCCCCCTAGCGAACGCATACCCCGCGTGTTATAAATGACTTCTTCCATGTCTTCTTGGGTAATAGCAATATTCACGGCGTTAATCATAGCCACAATCACGTCAATTCGGTCTTTCGCCTTGTTTTTCATCGGCTTCATGTTCTCATTCCCGTCGATATGCACAGCCATGTTACCAAAACACCATCTGGCAACAGGGTTTTCCTCGTGTGTCATTTCCCCCGTCCGCAACATACGCTCCATTTCCTTCATGCCAGGGGACATCCCGGCGATAGTCTGTGCGACCTCGATGGATTCAATGTCTGCTTTCGCTAGCCTCTGCTGTAACATTCGACTGTTCCACGGGTCGGTACAGAGGTATTCAACCTCGTACTGCTTCGCGAAAGCCTTGATTCTCGCCTCAACAAAGTCGTAATCGACCGCATCTCCCGGTGTCGCGTGGAGATATTTCTGTTTCACCCATCGGTCATATGGTACTTTGTCGTTGTTGATACGCTCTTTCATATTATCCTCGGGAACCCAAGCCTCATATAACGCCCGCCAATCGTCTAAACCTTCCTGCGGCGGGAACAGGAGACACGCCGCCGTCAAATCCACCGTTGACGCCAAGTCAAGACCGATGTAACATCGTTTCCCGATTAACTCCGAGTGTTCCCACTTGCCAACGGTCGAATCCCACAA